AGAAACTAGAAGATGCTGTGCAGGCAGCATAATCGTGCGAGGGTGAGCCTCGCTTAACATATTTTAAAGGAGAATTAAAATGGCTGAGAAAAAAAGCGATAAGAAGAATACAGGTCATGGACCTGGAAAAGTTTTGAAACCGGGCAACGTTTGTCCTTCAAGTTGGTGGAAAGGTACTGGATCTAAGAAAACTAAGAAATAATGTCAAAAAAACTATTACAAGAATATTTTGAACTTTGTCCTGATGGGCAATGCGCTTTTGATATCTTAACGGAATCAGAAAGAAAGCGTGTTGCCAATGATGGAGCAGTCTATCTTGTAGGAGTTTGTCAGCGCGCCGGTACAAAAAATGGAAATGGCAGAATCTATAAGAAAGAAACTCTTCAAAGAGAAGTAGAGAATTACCAAAAGGCAATCAAAGAAAGAAGATCGCTTGGAGAGCTAGACCATCCAGACGATAGCGTGATCAACCTTAAAAATGCCGCCCACCTAGTTTCAAAGATGTGGTGGGATGGTGATAATGTAATGGGAAAGATTGAAGTTTTGGATACTCCTTCTGGCAGAATCCTAAAAGATTTAATTAAAGCCGGCGTTAAGCTTGGTATTTCTTCCCGAGGTCTTGGAACCGTAAAAGAATCCCAAGGCTACGTAATGGTTGAAGATGATTTTCAGCTGATTTGCTTTGATATTGTATCAGAGCCTTCAACACCCGGCGCTTATTTAGCACCAAAAGCTAGTGCATCTATTTCAACTCCAAAAATGGATGCTGGAATAAGTGCTTATTTAAATGAAAATAAAGAAAAAACAAACTTGAATAATCTTATTCAAGATATTTTAAAGGATTAATATTATGAAAATTACAAAAGAACAATTGAATAAGATCATTAAAGAAGAAGTCCAGGCTGTTCTTAGCGAGGGTGGTGCTATGGGACATTACGAGGGATTAAGTGATGCCGCGAAAGTAGAGTTTCGTGAGTTTATAGAGGCTTGGTTTAATCAAGCGGCCGCTCGATATCGCAATGATCCAACTTCTCCTTACAAAGCAGAACAGCTTGCCCGGGATCTGATGATGGGCGCCAAGGGTAAAAAACAAGATCCTTACTCAGCGAGCGTAGATTTTAATTTTATGGTAAAAAACTTGGATCCAGCAGACCAGGACGCTGCAAGGAACCTTTTAAGTAGTATGGCTAAAGGAGTTGAAAAAAATCCGGCTTTAGCAACCTCGTCAAAAGAATTATTATCTAACTCCGGACTATAAAACAAATTATTAAAAGATTAATTATGAAAAAGAATGAATTAAGAAAAATGCTTAAGCCTCTTATCAAAGAATGTATTAAAGAATGCATCTTTGAAGAAGGTGTTCTATCTGGAATTATTACAGAAGTTGCCAAAGGAATGTCCAATCAACGAATTGTTGCCGAGGGTTTAACCATTGAAAGCAAATCAAATACTCCTGATCCAAAAGAACTTGAAAGAAAAGCAGAAGCTTTAGAAGCTCAAAGGCAAGATAAAATCAAGAGATTAAACGAAACAATGTCTTTTGGTGGAGTAGATGTCTTTGAAGGCACAAAAGAAATATTACCAGAAGGTAATCAACATAGTCCTCTAGCTGGAACAGACCCTAATGATTCTGGCGTTGATATATCAGGAATTATGAAAATTGCCAACGGCAAATGGAAACACTTAATTTAAAGGATTAAAAATGGCTGAGAAAACAGTTAACGTAGTTGTAAACATAAAACAAACAAAAGGCGATCCTTATCGCCTAATCAAACGCTTCACCAAAAAAGTCAAAAAAGAACGCATACTTGAGGACTATTTATCTAGAAGATATTACGAGAAGCCCTCAGCCAAAAGAAGAAGAGAAAAAGCGAAAAAGCTTCGTAACGCTCAAAAAGCCGAGGCAGCAAGAAACAAAAAACTAGACATAAGGTAGGTAATTAAAAATGGCAGTAGATGCAAAAACAGGACAACCAATATTTGGTCGCTACAGTGTTGGCCTAAATCACGTTGGTTCATATCAATCTTCTGGTACTCCTTGGATTACTGGGTCTACAATTACCGCCGACGCAGCGTCTGGCTCGGTTCATACTTTTGAGCTTCCAATGATTGCAAAAAGTATTACTGTCCAGACGGTACCCAATGATACATATACAACCCCAGCTGCAGCCGGCCCAAACCCAGCCGAAGGTGTTGCCTTTTACTTTGGCGAATCATTGGCAACAGATGGCACTCGTGTTGAAGGAAAAAATTCATTTCCATCAACTTTTGTCGGCGCCCCAGCTCAATTAGTCAATAGACATGCTTTGACAGTTAGATTCCCGAGTGGCTCACAGGAAATAGGAGTAAGAACTGATAAAATTAATATCGCTATTTTCGCCGGCGCCTCCGCGGTTTCTGCATCATATCAAATATATGCGGAATTAACAAATATTCCCGCAGCCAGAATGCCCTATAACTATATCTCTGGTTCTGGAGTAAATACTTAAAAATATCACTTTTGTCATTTAGGTGTTATATAAACTATTTATTTCTATAAACTTAAGCTTAAGGAGTTGATAAATGTCAAATTTGCTTACTGACGCACTAATTGATGCCGAAGCGCTGCGGGAAACCGCTTTGAAAAACGCAGAGGCTATTTTACTTGAAAAATTTTCTGATCAAATTAAGGATGCTGTTGAAACAATACTAACTGAGGCGCCTGAAGACGAAGAGCTGCCTATGGATGATGAAGCTGCAGCAGAAGAAATGGATGTCGAGGAAGAAGTTCCTGAGATGCCTTTGGCAAGCGCTGAAGGTGTAGAAATGTGTCCTTGCCCAGATAACGAAAAAGAAGAAATTATCGATTTCGACCAGCTTGAAGCCGAGCTTGATAAGATGGAAGCTTCCGAAGAAGATATGGAAACTTCCGAAGAAGCAGCAGAGGATATGCCTCTGGAAGAAGAATTGCTCGATATAAATGAAGAAGAATTAGAAGAGATGGCATATGCCCATTCGGAAGAAGTTGATCTTGAAGAAGAGCTACTAGAAGAGCTAGCTGACATGTTGAACGAAGAAGATGATCCGATGGGGAAAGATGCAGAAGCTCAAGAGGCCGCAGAAGAGGCTGCCGAGAAAGGTGGTGAAAGTTCTGATCTTGAGGCCACATCACAGCCGGGCGTACAGAAAGAAAACTTAAGCACTGACGATGATCAATTGTTAGAAGATTTAATTGAAGCCTTGAAGGTAGATATTGACCCACTAAAGACAGAAAAATCTGGTTGGATGAATACACCACAAGGCACATTCCAATTGGCAGAAGAAGAGCTTCTAGCGATGCTAGAAGATTCAGAAGTTCGCGAACAACGCGATGAAATGAAGAAAGCTCTTAAAAGGCTAGAAGAAACAACAGATAAGTTAAAGAAAGAAAAGAAAGAATTACTTTCAATAACGTCTAGAATGAAGAAACAAATTAAAGAAAGCAATTTAACAAATTCCAAATTGCTTTACACAAACAAGGTATTGATGAGCGACTCCCTAAATGAGCGGCAGAAATTTAAAATTGCCGAAGCTCTATCAAATGCCGAAACTGTTGAAGAAGCAAAGACAATTTATGAGACTCTTCAAAGCGCAACGGGCAGCACAGTTGAAAAAAAGAAGCCAGAATCGTTGAGCGAAGCGGTTAACAAAACTACTTCAACATTAATTCTTTCTCATCGCAAACGCGACAAGGAAGAAAAAACTCAAAATAGTTCATCAGAAAGATGGAAGATTTTGGCTGGCTTAAAATAACAACAAACAATAAGGAGATATAAAAATGTCAGTTTTAGAGAAATTAACAGAAGGAATCGTAGATCGTTCCCTCGCAAAGGAAGGTGCTGCCCTAGTTGAAAAGTGGGAGCGTACCGGTCTTCTTGAGGGTCTCGATACCGATCACACAAAGAATGGTATGGCTCGCTTGCTTGAGAATCAGGCAGCCCAGCTTCTTAAAGAGGCATCCTCAATGGCAGGTGGCGACGTTCAGGGTTTCGCATCTGTTGCATTCCCCCTCGTCCGCAGAGTCTTCGGCGGCCTAATTGCAAACGATCTTGTTTCAGTTCAGCCAATGAGCCTCCCCTCCGGTCTCATTTTCTTTATGGATTTTGAGTACAATGATACCCGCTTTGGCCTCACAGAAGGTGAGTCAGTTTACGGTGGTGGCGTTGTTGGTTCAGAGCTAACTGGTGGTGTTACAGACCTCACTGAGAATGGTGGTGGTTTCTACAACCTCCAGAATGGCTACTCATCAGCTACTGGTTCTGAAACACAGTCACTTACCGCTTCCGCAACACAGGCTGCTTGGGCACCTGTTACTGCTTCAATTGCTGGTACTGCCGCTAACTGGACAGCAGCTCAGTTGTCTTCAGTTTCATACGACGTTGATCTTCTTAACAGTGATCTTCACGTCATTCAGGTTACAGCTTCTGTACCTGGCGGAACTAGTGATGCTAATGGCCCCCTTAACCGTCTAGACTTGATTGACATTCACCCTGCAATCACAGGCGCCGACTTTGCAGGAGCTACATTGGTTCGTCGACTTACTCGCATTGTAAGTGTTGGTGGAGTTGAGAGATTGGTTATGACCCTTCAGACATCTGCATCCGACTCATTCAACGAAAATGCAAGTGGTTCTTTCGCTCTAGAGTACCCTGTTGCTGATCTATACAGCGATGCAGACGCTCTCGGCGCAGTTGTCGGTGATGTGTTCCCTCTAGAAGGCGCTAGCGATGTAGGTGGCGATTTTGATGGAGATAACAGAGGTATTATCCCGGAGATTAACATCAAGGTTGACTCAATCGCAGTCACAGCACAGACCAAGAAGCTCAAGGCAAAGTGGACCCCCGAACTCGGTCAGGACCTCAATGCTTACCACAACCTTGACGCAGAGGTTGAGCTTACTCAGATCCTCTCAGAGCAGATCGCTCTTGAGATTGACCGTGAGATCGTCAACGACCTCATCCAGGGCGCTACAGCCGGTACTTACTACTGGTCACGCTCCCCAGGTCTCTTCGTTAATCGTACAACCGGCGCAGAGGTTGGTGCTGACACATCAGCTCCTGACTTCACCGGTACAGTTAGCGAGTGGTATGAGACTCTAGTTGAGACAATCAATGACGTTTCCGCTCAGATCCACAGAAAGACTCTCCGTGGTGGTGCTAACTTCCTAGTTACTTCACCTGAGATGGCTAACATCCTTGAGTTCACTTCTGGTTTCCGCGCTAGCATCACCGCTGATGCAGATCGTGGTACAGTTGGTGCAGTCAACGTTGGCTCAATTTCTAAGAAGTTTGATGTCTGGGTTGATCCTTACTTCCCCCGTAACCTAGTTCTTGTTGGTCGTAAGGGCGGCAGCTTCCTTGAGAGTGGCTTTGTATACGCTCCGTATGTGCCTCTCCAGGTTACCCCGACAATCTTCGGTACTGAGGATTTCGTCCCACGTAAGGGCGTAATGACTCGTTACGCGAAGAAGATGGTCCGTCCAGATATGTACGGTCTTGTCATTTGTCGCGGACTTCTTGGTGAGTCTGGCGCTTAATAACAATTAGCGTAGCTTAATGTGCCCCGCCTTGGGAATCCTTGGCGGGGTTTTTTTATATCCAAATTGAGATTTTTGCTTAATATTTGACTATTTATTAAGTAATAAGGAGATCTATCATGGGTAGAAAGAAGAAAAGACTTAGATTATTAGCAAGACAGGCAGCTGCAGCTCCTGCACCAGCTCCTGCACCAGAGCCTGTTGTTGAGGTAGCGCCTGCACCAGAGCCTGTTGTTGAAGTAGCACCCGCCCCAGAGCCCGAGCCTGTCGTCGAAACAGCTCCAGAGTGTGCTCTTGAGCACGAGCATACTGAGGATTGTTCTTCTGAAGAACAGGAGATGCCTAAAAAAGATAGATACTCAAAGCGTGGCTCAAAGAAATCAACAAAAAGAGCTAAAAAAGATTGATACTCTAGTCGCAGACTATTTATATAGTAAGTCGCGGAGATCAAATGAATGGCATTACCAGTTTTAACACCTGTATCGGAAACGCCGGCTACGATTTTGCCGGAAACAGGATCACTATCGATAGCAAGTGATTCCGCTAGCTATCCATATGGAGTATATGTATCCAATACAGATTTTATTTCTGGCGCCCTAGACCAAGTTAACTATACATATAGAAAACTTGGCGGTGATGTTCTAGATATTGAGCTAACTGAAAAGAATGTTTACGCTGCATATGAAGAAGCAGTATTAGAATATTCATATTTAGTCAACATTCATCAAGCAAAAAATACTCTAGGTTCTGCCCTCGGCGCCACAACAGGTACATTTGATCATGATGGAGAACATAAATCAGATTCTCCAATGGCTAGTATGCCAAATGTTGCCCTCAACTATCCTAAGTTTGAGTTTGGTTATGTTAAGCAGATTAGCGACAAGACAGCAACTGAAGTAGGTATTGGAGGCACAGATCCAATTTATTCTGGTTCTTTCAATACAGTACCAGGAAAGCAAGATTACGATTTACAAACCATACTTTCTGCGTCGGCAACTAATTCCAGCTCATCTTTCTATAATAAAATAGGTAATAAGAGAGTTACGATTCGTCGTGTGTTTTATAAGACACCACATTCAATGTGGCGCTTCTATGGCTATTATGGCGGAATTAATGCTATTGGTAACCTTTCAACATATGGTATGTATGCTGACGACTCGACATATGAAGTCATTCCTCCGTGGCAAAATAAACTTCAGGCTATGGCTTATGAAGACGCAATTTATACAAGAAATTCTCATTATTCTTATGAGATTAAAAATAATAATATTCGAATCTTTCCAAGACCCGGCACCTATACTCAGAGAAAGTTCTGGGTTGAGTTTACAGTAAAGTCAGATCCTTGGGAAGAGGCAGGTTCTACTGAGACTGGCACAGATGGTGTCAACAATATGAATACATTGCCGTTTGCGAATATTCCATATGAAAATATTAATTCTATTGGCAAACAATGGATCCGTCGTTTTGCTCTAGCATTAATTAAAGAAATGCTTGGACAGGTGCGTGGTAAATTTGCTACAATTCCGATTCCGGGAGATAATGTAACTTTAAATCACTCTGAGTTATTAAATCAAGCAAAAGAAGAAAAAGAAAAACTAAGAGAAGAGCTTAAGACTGTATTGGACGAGATGACTTACAGCAAGATTGAGCAGACTCAGGCAGAAATGGTCAAGGCAGCAAATGAAATTTTAATGACAATACCTTATGGTGTATACGTGGGGTAGTATTATGGCTAATGATGAAAATAAATGGTCACAGCCAGCGTCTCCTCCTCCACCTCTGTTTTTAAATCAAAAAGAGCGAGACTTAGTTAAGCAGGTCAATGATGAATTAATCGAAAGAGTTATTGGCCAAACAATTGTATATTATCCAATTGATGTTGAAAATAGTGACTTCCATCCTTTATATGGGGAAGCAATAGAAAAAACTTTTTTGCCACCAATTAGAGTTATGGCTTTGATAGAATGGGGCAATTTACCAACAGAAACAACTCAAGTTTATGGTGTAGATAAGACAGGTAATTTAACTGCTCATTTCCACCATAGAAGACTCACAGATGATCAAGATATTTATGTTCGAGAAGGTGATTTTATTTTATACGGCGGTATCTTTTATGAAATAGTAAATGTTGACTTTCCAAAACAAATCTTTGGACAAGTTGATCACCAAATGGAAGTTTCTGCGAAATGTTTAAGAGCACGCAAGGGGTTATTCGATGCCACATGATAAAGATAAGCCAGATTATTCTTTTACTGATGTAGAGGATACAAGTATTATTAATGAACAAATAATACCGCCATCTACATTCGAAAATATCGACTTTGCTGTTTTTGAATTTTTTGATAATAATCTAAATATCTCCGCAACAACCAATGAGGGATTTAAGAAGGTTCCACTGTTTTGGGTTACACCAGAAAGATCTTATGCAAGAAAGTTTAGAGATCTACGCGACAACAATGGAATGGTTATCTATCCTCTGATAACAGTTGAAAGGCAGGGCATAAACAAAGATAGGTCAAAGAGAGGCAAATACTATGCAGCTCTAGACCGTGTAAGAAGTATGAGCCAGGGTCAGCTAACTATTTCGCGAAGAATAAATCAAGATGAAACAAACAAATTTGCAACAGCTGATGCTTATAGGAAAAGCAACCTTACTCCGCCTGATCCAAACCAAAAACGAAAAAATAAAAAAGTTGTCTATGAGACGATAACGGTTCCATATCCGATATATGTCGATATGTCTTACGAGATAACGCTATTCGCAGAGTATCAACAGCAAATGAATGAAATGGTCAATGCTATTGTGGATGGTACGAATCCAAGCAACTATTTTGTTATGGAAAGAAATAGCCACGTCTATGAAGCATTTGTCGATCCAAACTTCTCTGTTGACAATAACATCAGCGCCCTGCAAGAAAACCAAAGATTGTATAAAACAAAAATAACAACAAAGGTCTTCGCGTATACAATAGGGTCAGATAAAAACGAGAACTTGCCTAAGATAATTAAGAGACAAAACGCTGTTGAAGTTAAAATTGGAAGAGAAAGAGTTATCTTTGATTCTAAGAATCCTTTTGACGATGATGGTTTTTACAGAGATTAATTCTTTTCGAAAATTTCTTTACTATTTACTTTATAGCAATCTACTACTACAAATTCATAGGAGATTAATAAATGCCCGCAGATAAGTTTCGTTTTATTTCACCCGGTGTGTTTCTCACCGAGGTCGACCAATCACAAATTCCAAATAATGATTTGGGACAGCGTGGTCCACTAGTTATTGGACGCGCAAAAAAAGGACCAGCATTTCAACCATCACGTGTTACATCATTTGATGAGTTCACACAATTGTTCGGTACACCAGTTCCTGGAGCAGGAGCCGGTAAAGATGCTTGGAGAAATCCTGCGAGATCAACTCCTATGTATGGCACATATGCAGCTGAGGCTTACTTAGCAAATAATCAGCCAGTAACATATATGCGCCTCTTGGGTGCCCAGCATCCTAGTGTCACTGGCGATGATGCTGGCTCAAATGGCTGGAAAGTTCCTGCAATGAATACTGCATCCGGCGGAGGCGCCTATGGCTTGTTTATATTCCCTACAGCCTCCGGAGCTGATATTACAGTAACCGGTACTTTAGCAGCCATCTGGTATGCAAATGAAGATGTCAAGATTACGCTATCTGGCCATCCTGCTGACGGAGCCTCCGCAGCTACAGGATCTGTTGATACAAACGCAGCGCTGCTAAAGGGCATCGGAACCAAGAAAGACTTTATTGTTAAAATTGATAATAATGGCACCGTTGAAACAAAAGCTTTCAACTTTACCAGAAATGATGTAAATTACATTAGAAACGTTTTCAACACAGATCCTACAAGATTGAATACAAATCTGTATCCTTCTAACTCTCCAATGCTGAAAGAATACGTGCTAGGTCAAACATTCGAGACAGCTGTTTCAAAACTTAGCAGTGATGGGGGATATCTTGGTATGATGTTGGAGTTAGCTACAGCAGATGGTACTACGGCATCAGGTGGAAATTTTGCTGGCTTAGCTGACGACGATGGTGGGCCTCAAACGGCAAAAACTGGATGGTTTTTCTCACAAGATATCGGAGAGTCAGGCAGCTTTAATCCTTTGACGAGCACAACAAATCTATTTAAGATTCATGCTCTTCAGGGTACAGGCGAACAAACACAAGCAGAAATCAAGATTTCTATTAGAGATCTGCGTTTCCCTTCTGCGGTAGAACAAGCTTCAAATCCTTATCCGACTTTCACACTAGAAGTTAGAAAACTTAGTGACACTGATCGCTCCAAAGTTGTTTATGAAACTTTCACTGGATTGAATCTAAATCCTGCTTCTACTAAATACATTGGTGCTGTTATTGGTGATAAGTACACAGAGTATAACGCTGTGACACTAAGAACAGAAGAGAGAGGTGATTATGATAACAAATCTAAATTTATTAGAGTTGAAGTATCACCAGAAGTTTCTGATGGCACTGCATTACCT